ACCGGCGAAAGCAGCACCACCAAAGTGACCAGCACCAACAGCTACGCGAAGCTGACCATTAACGGCGAAGTGCTCTATGAGGTCGATCTGGTCAACATGATCGAAATCGTGGACGGCGTGGATCTGATGGAAGCGCACCGTAATGCCCTCGGCCTCTGAATAACTTGAGCGGCGCGGGCAACTGCGTCAGTAAGCATATACAGGAAAAGAACATGAGCGATAAACCAACCGAAAAGACCGTGCAACTGGATACGCCGATCACGCGCGGTAAAACAGAAATCACTGAAATTGTGTTGCGCAAGCCGCAGTCCGGTGCGCTGCGTGGCACCCGCCTGCAGGCGATTATGGATATGGACGTGGGCGCGATGATGACCGTCATCCCGCGTATCTCCACACCGACCCTGACCGCGCAGGAAATGGCAGAGCTGGACCCTGCCGATCTCACCGCGCTGTCGGTTGAGGTGGTGACTTTTTTATTGAAGAAGTCGGTGCTTGCCGGTTTGCCGACAGCCTGACGGTTGATGATTTGGTGGCGGACATTGCCACCATCTTTCACTGGTCGCCGTCCGTCACCGACGTTATGCCGCTAACGGACGTGCTGGAGTGGCGACACAAAGCCATTCTGCGAAGCGGGGCCAGCGATGAGTGACAACAACCTGCGTCTGCAGGTGATTCTTAATGCGGTTGATAAGCTCACCCGCCCGTTCCGATCCGCGCAGGCCAGCTCGAAGGAGCTGGCAACAGCCGTCCAGCAAAGCCGCGCTCGTCTTAAAGAGTTAGATGCCCAGGCGGGCAGGATTGACGGATTTCGTAAGGCCAGCGCACAGCTGGCCGTCACCGGTAATAGCCTCAAAGCCGCCCGCGAAGAAGCGGCAAAACTTGCTACGCAGTTTACTGCCACCAACCGCCCGACAGCGGCGCAGTCCCGACTGCTGGAGCAGGCAAAAAGCCGCGTCACCGACCTGCAGAGCAAATACAACGGGCTTCGCCAGTCGGTGCAGCGTCAGCGCCTTGCACTCAATGAGGCCGGGCTGGATACGAAGAAGCTCAGCAGCGCGCAGCGGGAGCTACGGCAGAACGCCGACGAAACCCGCCAGGCGCTGGACCGTCAGATGAAATCTCTGAAACGCCTGGGCGAACAGCAGGCGCGAATCAATGCGGTCCGCGAGCAGTATTCCCGTCGACTGGAAGTGCGGGACAGGATTGCCGGAGCCGGGGCTACTACCACGGCCGCGGGGCTGGCGATGGGCGCGCCGGTGATGGCAGCTGTGAAAAGCTACGCCAGCATGGAAGACGCCATGAAAGGCGTGGCAAAGCAGGTCAACGGCCTGCGCGATGACAACGGCAATCGCACCGCCCGGTTCTATGAAATGCAGGACGCCATCAAGGCCGCCAGCGAACAACTGCCGATGGAAAACGGCGCGGTGGATTATGCCGCGCTGGTTGAGGGCGGGGCGCGCATGAACGTGGCGAACCCGAATGATTCATGGGAAGACCAAAAGCGCGACCTGCTGGCCTTCGCCAGTACAGCAGCGAAAGCGTCCACGGCGTTTGAACTGCCCGCCGATGAGCTGTCCGAGGGGCTGGGGAAAATCGCCAGCCTGTAAAAGGTGCCAACCCGCAATATTGAACAGCTAGGCGATGCGCTGAACTACCTGGACGATAACGCTATGTCCAAAGGGCGCGGACATTATCGACGTGCTGCAGCGCATGGGTGGCGTGGCGGACCGTCTGGACTATCGCAAGGCCGCCGCGCTCGGCTCCACCTTCCTGTCATTAGGTGCTGCACCAGAAATTGCCGCCAGCGCGTCGAATGCCATGGTGCGCGAACTGTCGATTGCCACCATGCAGAGCAAGCGCTTCTTCGAAGGCATGGACCTGCTCAAACTCAATCCGGCGGAGATTGAAAAGCAGATGACCACGGACGCCATCGGCACCATCCAGCGCGTGCTGGAGAAGGTCAACCGTCTGCCGCAGGACAAACGCCTGTCCGCCATGACGATGCTGTTCGGCAAGGAGTTTGGCGATGACGCGGCGAAGCTTGCCAACAACCTGCCGGAGCTGCAGCGCCAGCTCAGACTCACGTCCGGCGGGGGGGCGAACGGCTCGATGCAGAAAGAATCCGACATTAACAAGGATTCTCTTTCCGCACAGTGGTTGCTGGTGAAAACGGGGGCGCAGAACGCGTTCAGCAGCCTGGGCGAAACGCTACGCGAGCCGCTGCTGTCCATCATGAATACGGTGAAAGCGGTCACCGGTACGTTCCGGCGCTGGGTGGAAGAAAACCCGCGACTTGCAGGCGGTCTGCTGAAAGTGGGGGCGGCGTTTGCCGCGCTCGCTGTGGTGCTCGGGACGGTCATGCTGGCGGTGGCCGCGTTACTCGGCCCGCTGGCGCTGATGCGCCTGCAGTTTTCCATTCTCGGCATCAAAGGCGGCGGCGCGTTCGGCCTGATTAGCAGCGCGATTAGCGGTGCCGGTAAAAGTGTGGTGTGGCTGGGCCGTCTGATGATGGCGAACCCGATTCTGGCGGCGATGAGCCTGATTGCCATGGGGGCGATTTACATCTGGCAGAACTGGGAGACGCTGGGGCCGAAATTCAGGGCGCTGTGGGAGGCTATCAGTAATGGCGTGTCGGCAGCATGGGCCATTGTCAGGCAGACCATCAGCCAGAAATGGACGGAAATTATCAGCGATATTGCCGCGCTGCCGGAGAAATTCAAGGCCATGGGCAGCGCGATTATCGACAGCGTGCTTGATGGCATCAATGAAAAGTGGGAGGCGCTGAAAAGCAAACTGGCGTCAGTCACGGATTACTTGCCTGACTGGATGACCGGCAACACTACAACGACACCGCAGGTGCAGATTGTCGGGGCGGCCGCGCCGCGCCCGATACCGCCAGGAGGCAGTTTTGCGGGCATGTACGACAGCGGCGGCGCTATCCCGCGCGGGCAGTTTGGCATCGTGGGAGAGAACGGCCCGGAAATCGTCAACGGTCCGGTGAACGTAACCAGCCGACGGCGCACTGCTGCGCTGGCGTCCGTAGTGGCCGGAGTGATGGGCGTAACAGCCGCGCCTGCAGAGGCCGCACCGCTGCATCCGTTCAGCCTGCCGGTTAGGGCGTATCAGCCGCAGCCAGTGAAGGCCGACAGCTCGCCAGCAATTATCCGTTATGAGATTAACGCGCCGATCCATATCACCGCCCAGCCAGGACAGAGTGTGCAGGATATTGCCCGCGAAGTGGCGCGCCAGCTCGATGAGCGCGAACGGCGGGCCAGGGCGAAGGCCCGCAGCAATTACAGCGATCAGGGGGGATACGATTCATGATGATGGTGCTGGGTTTATACGTCTTTATGCTGCGCACCGTGCCGTATCAGGAGTTGCAGTATCAGCGCAGCTGGCGGCACGCGGCCAACAACCGGGTGAATCGTCGCCCGTCTACGCAGTTTCTTGGCCCGGACAACGACTCACTTACGTTGTCCGGCGTGCTACTGCCGGAAGTCACCGGCGGCAGGCTGTCACTGCTGGCACTGGAGCAGATGGCGGAGCTGGGGAAAGCGTGGCCGCTGATTGAGGGGAGCGGCACTATCTACGGCATGTTCGTGATCGAGAGTCTGAGTCAGACCAAAACGGAGTTTTTCGAAAGCGGAATGCCCAGGCGGATTGAGTTTACGCTGACCCTGAAACGGGTGGACGAGTCGCTGTCGGAGATGTTCGGCAGCCTGAGCGACCAGCTCAGCAACCTGCAGGACACGGCGACCTCTGCGATTGGCAAAGTGAAAAATATGGCGGGAGGGCTGCTGTCATGAATCTGAGTTCCAGTCTCATGAACCTGACCAGTAAAAGCCCGGCGTTCAGTATCACCATCGAAGGTAAAGATGTGACGACGGTGATGGACGCGCGCCTGATGAGCCTGACGCTGACCGACAACCGGGGCTTTGAAGCGGACCAGCTCGATCTGGAGCTGGACGACGCGGACGGAATGATTGTGCTGCCGCGTCGGGGCGCGGTGATCCATTTGGCGCTGGGCTGGAAAGGCCAGCCTCTTTTCCCTAAAGGGGGATTTACCGTGGATGAGATTGAGCACTCCGGCGCGCCTGACCGGCTGACGATCCGCGCCCGCAGCGCTGACTTTCGGGAAACCCTGAACACCCGACGTGAAAAGTCCTGGCATCAGACCACGGTGGGCGAAGTGGTGAAAGAAATTGCCGCCCGCCACAACCTGAAACTGGCGCTGGGCAAAGACCTGACGGAAAAGACGCTGGACCACCTGGACCAGACCAACGAAAGCGACGCGAGTTTCCTGATGAAGCTGGCGCTCCAGTACGGAGCGATTGCGTCAGTGAAAGACGGAAACCTGCTGTTTATTCGCCAGGGGCAGGGCAGAACGGCCAGCGGCAAACCGTTGCCGGTTATCACCCTCACCCGCAAGGCAGGCGACGGACACCGGTTCACCCTGGCAGATCGTGGAGCCTACACCGGCGTGATTGCCAGCTGGTTGCATACACGGGAGCCGAAGAAAAAAGAGACCATGCAGGTGAAGCGCCGCCGCAAGAAAGCCACCACACCGAAGGAGCCAGAAGCGAAGCAGGGCGATTACCTTGTGGGAACGGATGAAAACGTGCTGGTCCTCAACCGGACCTACGCTAACCGCAGCAATGCAGAGCGTGCGGCAAAGACGCAGTGGGAGCGCCTGCAGCGCGGAGTGGCGTCATTCTCTCTGCAGCTGGCAGAAGGCCGGGCGGATCTCTATACCGAAATGCCGGTGAAGGTCAGCGGCTTTAAACAACCCATTGATGATGCGGGGTGGACCATCACCACGTTGACGCATACGGTCAACCCGGATAGTGGATTCACCACCAGTTTGGATCTTGAAGTGAAAATAGATGAGTTCGACATTGAATGATTAGTTCCAAGTTGAGAACAATAATGTATCATTATTGCGAACTGGTTAAGAGTGAGGGCTGAACGAAATGATGAATTGTCCGATGTGCGGCCAGGCCGCGCATACACGCAGTAGCTTTCAGGTCTCAAGTGAGACCAAAGAACGATACAACCAGTGCACCAATATTGAGTGCGGCATACGTTTGTGACGCATGAAACGTTTGTCCGTTCTGTGTGCCGCCCGCAAAAAATCAGCGCCGCGCCGCCTCATCCGAAAGGAATGCAGGAACAATTAGCTTACTGATTCAGGCCAGCTGGCGCAGTGTTACACCATCAGTCACTGCGCTGCTAATCTCCTTTTGAAAGCCCGCTCATCTGCAATCTCCATCAATCTTGCCTCTGCTGCAGCCTGGCTGCGCATTCCTGAAAGCGTCACTTTAAAGTCATGGGCATTTCCCTGAATATTTAATGGGAGGGGAATCGATGCGATCAGCGTGTCCTCAAGTTCACATGGCGCTTCGACAGGTATCCAGTGAACTCTTGCATTCTTTTCCATCCAGGAATCAAGCCACTGCTCGCCCGGGTGAGTGAACGTCATTCTGGAGCCAGATCCAACTCGGCGCAGGGGGAAGCTGCTTACACCGCTTAGTAACACGCCAAGTGTGCGTCTGAGCGTTGAACCTGAAGCATTACCGCTATAGTGCGTTTTGATACGTTTTCTCAGATTCGAGCGACTATTCGGTTTCCCACGCTGATCTGGCGAAATGCCGACGTACAGCAGCGTGTAGCCATCACAGGTAATGCAATTCTCTGCCGGTACGCCCGGTGGGATTTCCTTGAACCACCAAAAATAGACGCCGTTCACTGCGGGAACTGGTGTTGGCTTACTCATGACTTCCGTTCTGCTGTAGGTTTTCTCGGGGTAATGGTTAAACATACATATTCACTGTTAAGTCTGGTTGCTGATATTTTACCTAATCCTAAACAATAACTAATTGATTTTTGCTGGAGGGTTTATGGTTTTGAGAGTCACTACACAGCAGGTGGATACCTGGAAGAAACGTATTCAGCGGGATGGTTTGAAAGGCTCTACCTACTTTTGCCACCAGGGCGGGAGTGTTTGGGTTTCCGCATCAGCCGATCATCAGGCTATCTGTCAGAAAG